GCATTGGTTTCAGGTAGCATATTTGGTGGCGTATCTGGGAATAAGATTACTGCCATTGCTGGGGAGTCTTCTACTGGAAAAACTTTCTTCTCTCTCGCCGTTGTCAAAAATTTCCTTGATTCTAACCCTGATGGGTATTGCTTATATTTTGACACTGAAGCCGCTGTTAACAAATCTCTACTCGCAAGTCGTGGGATAGATCTTCAACGTCTTGCTGTTGTCAATGTTGTTACTGTCGAAGAGTTTCGTCAAAAGGCACTGAAGGCAGTTGATCTTTATCTTAAAAAACCCAGTGATGAACGCAAACCTTGTATGTTTGTGCTAGACTCTCTGGGGATGCTTTCCACTGAGAAAGAGATCACTGATACGCTAAACGAAAAGCAAGTTCGGGATATGACTAAATCCCAACTTATTAAAGGTGCGTTCAGAATGCTCACACTCAAGTTGGGTCAAGCAAACATTCCAATGATTGTCACTAACCACACTTACGATGTTATCGGTGCATATGTTCCAACCAAAGAGATGGGTGGCGGTTCTGGTCTTAAGTATGCGGCGTCCACGATTATTCACCTTACTAAAAAAAAGGAGAAGGATGGAACAGAAGTCATTGGAAATCTTATCAAGGCAAAGACTGCTAAGTCGCGTTTAAGTAAGGAGAATCAAAATGTCACGGTGCGTCTTTATTACGATGAGCGTGGTCTTGATCGATATTATGGTCTTCTTGAACTCGGTGAGGTTGGCGGACTTTGGAAAAATGTTGCTGGTAGATATGAAATAGATGGTAAGAAGGTTTATGCGAAAGCAATCCTAAAAGACCCTGATACATATTTCACCCCTGAGGTGATGGAAAAACTGGACACTATTGCAAAAGAAACTTATTCCTATGGAGCGAATTGAGACAACTATTCTGCGAAACCTTGTTTTCAACGAAGAGTACTCTCGCAAAGTAATTCCGTTTATCGAACCTGATTATTTTGAACAGAGAACCGAAAAGATTATCTTTGAGGAGATTACTCAGTTTATTGTGAAATATGGCAATGCTATCACTACAGAAGCACTTGCCATTGAATTAGAAAATCGCACCGATCTCTCTGAAATGGAGGTCAAGGAAACCCGTGAGATTACCTCATCTCTTACGGATGCTCCTGCTGATAATCAGTGGTTAGAAGATACTACTGAAAAGTGGTGTCGTGACCGTGCAATTTATCTTGCTCTTATGGAATCTATCAGCATTGCTGATGGTGGAGATAAAGAGAAGAATCGTGATGCTATCCCGTCAATTTTATCAAATGCACTTGCGATTTCTTTTGATAATCACATTGGTCACAATTACCTAGAAGATTATCAAGAGCGATACGAGGCATATCATAGGAAAGAGGATAAGATTCCGTTTGATCTTGAATACCTTAATAAAATCACGAAAGGTGGATTACCCAATAAGACTCTTAACATCGCACTTGCTGGGACAGGTGTCGGTAAGTCTTTATTCATGTGCCACGTTGCTAGCTCTGTGCTGCTCCAAGGACGTAATGTTCTTTACATTACAATGGAGATGGCAGAGGAAAAAATTGCTGAACGTATTGACGCAAACCTCCTCAATGTCCCCATTCAAGATCTAGTAGACCTTCCTAGAACTTCATTTGAGAACAAAATCAATAACCTGACAAAGAAAACTCAGGGTCAACTTATAATTAAAGAGTATCCGACTGCAAGCGCACATAGTGGACATTTTAAAGCACTTCTCAATGAACTTGCACTTAAGAAGTCTTTTAAACCTGATATCATATTTGTGGATTATCTCAATATTTGTGCCTCGTCGCGTTACAAGGGATCTGCCAATATTAATTCCTATACTCTTGTTAAGTCGATTGCAGAGGAACTTAGAGGACTGGCTGTCGAAGCCGAGGTCCCTATCGTATCTGCCACCCAGACCACTCGTTCTGGTTATGGTAGCTCTGATGTTGACCTTACTGACACTTCTGAGTCCTTTGGTCTCCCTGCTACTGCTGATCTTATGCTTGCCCTTATTAGCACTGAGGAACTTGAGCAGTTGGGACAGATTATGGTGAAACAGTTGAAGAATCGTTATAACGATATCAGTATCTTCAAGAGATTTGTTATTGGCATCGACCGTGCCAAGATGCGTCTTTATGATTGTGAGCAATCTGCACAAGATGATATACTTGACTCTGGGCAAGAAGAGCAGTATAATTATGAAGACGAAAAGAAACCCAAAAAAGCATTCGACGGATTTAAATTCTAATGAGTAAGCAAGTTGATTTTGAAAAGTATCAGAAGTTTGTAGACGCTGTTACTTCGGACCAATCTACAGATTTTGTTGCCCTTGCAGATCGTCTAGTTGAACTAGATGAAAAGGGTGCAAATATTGAACGTCTTCTAACCGCTGGTGTTGGTATCAATGCTGAAGGTGGAGAGTTCCTTGAAATTATCAAGAAACTTATCTTCCAAGGCAAACCTTGGGATGAAGCAAATAAGGAACATCTGTTTATTGAACTTGGCGATCTGATGTGGTATGTTGCCCAAGCGTGTATGGCACTTGGTGTTTCTCTTGATGAAGTTGTTGCTCGTAACGTAAAGAAACTTGAGAAGCGTTATCCTGGTGGACAGTTTGATGTATACTATTCTGAGAATCGTGAAGTTGATGATCTATGATAGAATCTATAATTAAAAATGAACTCTACATGGGATACATCTTTGGTATTATGATCCTGGGTGGGTTCATTCGTGAATATCATGCACTTGAAGATGTATATTCACTAATAAAAAGATATGTCAGTGATAATCGTCTTATTATTATTCTAACCTCACTTTTAGGTGGCGTACTTCCTATTCCAGGACGTGTGGCATTATCTGCACCACTCCTAGATGCTATTGCTCCAGCAGAAAAGAAAAAACGTTCTTATTTTGGTGTAATTGATTATTTGTCTACCCATCATTATTATTGGTGGTCACCACTAGAGAAGACAGTTGTCTTACCTATGGCGGTGATGGGAGTATCCTATACGACATTTCTTGGATATACAATCGTTCCTCTTATCATTACATTATCGTATACTTGGTGGTACATCTTCTCAAAGATTGATCCTGAAAGTGTTAATATTTTAGATAATGTTCGTGAGTTCAATTGGCGTCGTGCTCTTACAGGATGGGCACCACTGATTGCTACTATTATTCTTCTATTGAATACTGGTAAGGCAGGAGCACCGTTTTTCTTCCCTTGGTTCCTTGGGATGTCAATCTATTACTCTATTGTATTTAAAGATTGGAAGTGGGGCAAGTGGTTGGATGGTAAGTTCGCTATCATTGCTACTATTGTTCTTGCATTTAGTGGTGTTGTTGGGCAAATAAAGGGTCCTGTGATGGAATACTTAAAAACAGCAACTCCTGAAATGTTAATTCCCGCTTCAATTGTTGCTATGGTTGCTGCTTGGATTATGGGTTCATCTGGTAAGTATGCTGGTATGACTTCTGCTCTGGTAGCAATCTTCGGTCCTCAATACTTGGTGTGGTTTCTTTGCACTGAATATTCTGGATATCTATTGTCACCTGCACATAAATGTTTGATGATTGGGCAACAATATTTTGGAACTCCTATTAGGAAATATTATAAAGTAATTGGTGGTTTGTGTGGCATACTTATTGGATATGCAGCGATTATAACTTTTGCAATCTAATGTATACGATTCTTAATTATGCTACAGCATTTTGGACTGTAGTTGTTATGAATTGTATTCAACCCGTTAATTGGCAATACTGTTATCGGGTTGATCAGTGGTTAGTTCCTGAACTTCACGAAGGATGGAAACTATACACTAAAGAAGTAGTCCCATATCAAAAAGAAAGGGACTATCTCAAGGGGTTATAGCTCAACTGGTAGAGCACCTGCTTTGCAAGCAGGGGGTTTGGGGTTCGAGTCCCCATAACTCCATATTTGTGCTATAGTAGGTACATAAATAACCGAAAACGCCAATGGCTGGTCAAAAGGGTTTTGTCTATGAAGAGAAAATCCATAATAAGTTGAAGGCAAAGGGAATCGCTCCAGCAGGTTTTACTCCTGCAAGGGCAAATCCATTTGCACCTGATGCAATGTTTATGTATAGCGGTTCTTCAAATAAACTTGAAGTTAAATTAAATCTCTCTACAGACTATGGTCAAGGAACTCTCAATTATGACAATGGTACTTGGAGACTTGGTGGTGCTTCAACTCCAGAGGCGGATATTCTTCGGGACCTGATGCGTGGAGTTGGTATTGAACAATTTGCAAATTCTGAATGGGGTCCTAAAGGTGCTCCTTTTAGATCAACTGTTCCTACAGAACAGTTTACTCAAGAAATGGTAACTTCCGATTATGCAAGATTTGGTAATCGATATAAAGTAATTTCAAGTTCTGCTTTGCATGATTACTATGCAGCAAAAGGAACTCTCTACATTCAGATTGGTGGATATGGTTTGTACTATATGCGCTCAAACCCTTTACGTTTGCCGATTCCACAATTTAAGCCTGGTTTGAGAATACGTCTTCGTACAAAGCGTAGTGGTAGTGTCCCTATTAATAATTATCGGTTTACTACTGCGCTGCAAATTACTACCAGACCGGGAATCTCCCCATACGATCTTGATAAAAATCTAGACATTTTGGATTCATGAATTTATACGTTCAGGAACTAATCAAAGATTATGATGGTGACAATTATGAACACTTCACCAGATATATCTACATGACTTTTCAGCGTGAGATTGATTCTAGTGGGGGTAAAAATAAGGATAAATATATAAAGATACGAAATGAAATTTTAAAGTACATAGTTGCTAATCGCGGCAATGTTACTTTAGAACTACGCAGAAACCGATATCAATGAAATCCTTTTCTCAATTTTTAAACGAATCCGCAGCACAGCAGGCAACACGTCTTGGACTTCAAGGAGACGGTCATGGTGGATGGTACGATAGATCTACTAAAGAGTTTGTTGCTAAAACAGAAAAGGGAAAATTAAAATTTTATAACAAGCGTCAACAAGTTGGTAAAGATGATCCAGATCAAACTGAACTGGAGAAGAATGTTTCCGATCCCAACTTTACTGATCCTGGTTTAAAGCAAGAACCACAGCAAGTTGCACCAGAACAAGAAGCAGCACCTGTACCAGCACAACCAGCAGTTGAACTCAATCCAGATCTTACAGTGGGTCCACCGAAAGCAGCAAAATCAAAAGGAACTCTTACAATTGCTTTTGGTCGCTTCAATCCTCCACATATCGGACACCAACAATTGATGGATACTGCTAAGGCAGCAGCGGATCAAGAACATGGAGATTATATTATTGTTCCTTCTCGTTCAAATGATCCAAAGAAAAATCCTCTTGATGCAGATACTAAAGTTGCATTTATGCGTGGAATGTTTCAGCAGCACGCTGGAAGGATTCAAAATGACGTTAATACCAGAACTATCTTTGATGTTCTGAAGAAAGCACACGTTGATGGATATGAAAATGTAAGAATTGTTGGTGGAGCAGATAGAGTAAGTGAATTTAGTAAGTTAGCAAATAATTATAATGGAACTCTTTACCAATTCAATAATGTTGAGGTTGTTTCTGCCGGCGACAGAGATCCTGATGCTGAAGGTATTGAAGGACTCTCAGCATCAAGATTAAGACTCGCTGCCGCTGAGAATGATTATAGAACTTTCAAGATGGCAATGCCTGATAATATGAGACCTAAAGAAGTTAAAGATCTCTACAATACTCTCCGTATGTCAATGGGTATTAACGAAGAGTGGGGTATTTGGGAGATGGCACCTAAGTTTGATCAACAAACTCTTCGTGAAAATTATATAAGTAAATCAATCTTCCGCATTGGTGAGTGGGTAGAAAATATGAATACTGGATTGGTAGGTGAGATTGTCCGTAGGGGTGCAAATCATTTGATCTGTGTTACTGAAGATAAAATTATGTTTAAGTCATGGATTAGGGATGTTAATGAGGCAATTGTAAACGGCACCGAAAAGGGTGGTGTTCCTCCAGATCAACGTTTAGTGGGCACTGATTCGTACTTTAAATATGTGCAGTCTATGGTCCCAGGATCTACTATGTCTAGCGCAAGGGACTTTATAAATAAATATAAGATAAGAAAATCGTAATCGTAAAATCTTCCGATGACTAAAAAGATATTTGAGGAACTCCCAGCCAGAAAGCATTCTCCTGCAGCTGCACCAGCTGCACAAGAGGGTGGTAATAAACAAAGTGGCGAAGGCGGTTCTGAGAAGAAAATCCGTCAGGCAGTCTATGATATTCGTTATCGTGCAAGAAGAGAAGGTGTTGACCTAAGAGCAGCATACGCTCAGTATATGCAGAATAGTAATCTGAGTGCTCCTGAGCAAGCAGCAGTTAGAGCGAAACTATTTGGTAAAGATGGTGGCGGAGATAAGAAAGAGTCATATGATTCTATGATGAGTGACAGTGCTACTGGAACTGTTGCTAATGCACTCTTCAAAGTATTTGTCGAGAAGGTTGAAAAAGAACCAATTCAAGAAGATGAAGGTGCAGAAAGAAAGTATAAGGTAAGAGTTGGTGATCCCAAGAGTGGCAAGTCTTATGTAAGATATGCTAATCGTTCCAAGATCACAGAACTAAGATCAAAGGGTCTCAAAGTTGAAATGACTGAGCACGGTGAACCTTATGAGGGTGAAAGGAAGAAGGGGGGTAAGATGGATCCCGTCGCTAAGAATCCCCAAAAAAGAGATGGTGATGTGAATAATGATGGCAAGAAAGATGGTACTGATAAGTACATCTATGCTCGTCGTGATGCAATCAATGCAGCGATTGCTAAGAAAAATGCAATGAAGGAAGATTTCCTTGTTGATGGAACTACTTCAACCGAGGGTCAGGGAACGATGGTTCCTGATGGTAAGGTCAATAACTATTCAGGTAAAAACCCAGTAGTTACTGTAAATCCAGATTCTAAAGTTGATGGTGCTGGTAGTAAAAATCTCCGCGCTCATAGAGAAGTTGAAATGTCTGCATCTCAGCGTCGTTTGATGGAGATGATTGCTAAGAAGAATCAAACTTCAGTTGCTGAAGAACAAGGAATGAACTGTGGATGTGGTCAGAATCCTTGTGTAACTTATGGAGAGGGTAAAGAAGAAGTATGCCCCAAGTGTAAGAAGTGTCCTTGTGAATGTGGTCACGCGGATAGAGAAAAAAGAACTTATAGGGAACTTCTTAAAAATAAGTTGAGAGCAATGGGTATTAAGAACCCAATGATGCTTGGAGCACCTGATGATGGTGAAACAGTTATGAAGATTATGACTTCTTCAAATGCAAAAATGACTTCGGAAGGTTACGGTTCTAAGAAGAAAAAGAAAAAGTAATCTTTAAGTCGCTATATAATGTAAATATATGATAAAACAATGCTTGCATTTCTACTACCATTAGCGTCGAAAATTATTAAAGATGCTATCAATAACATTCCAGAGAATGAAGAACTCGGTGAGAAGATGGTTGAGATCTGTCTTGTTATTCTTTCTAAGGCAGTTAAGCTGACTAAGACTGATATGGACGATCAACTTCTCGAAGTTGTCAAGAAGGCAATGGTGTCAAGAGAGGGCGAAGAGTAATCCATTACTTTTTATAAATATCTTTATACAAGATTCAAAGGTAAAAGACATGGCACCACTTTGGGGATCTGGAGATGTATCCGGTGATGAGCCAAAATTCACAGCACACCATGAGGGCATGGATACATCCAACCTCACAGTTTTCGGTGTGGATGAAACTGAACTTGGAGTAGCAAATGTTGCTTCTGGTGATGCTCGAAAGTATGCCCCCACCCACGGTGGTTGGGTTGGTATTACTACATATAACGATATGCACGGAAATCTTAGAGTTAAAACTGAGACTCTCGTTGCAATTGGAATTACTGGACTTGACCAGGCAGACGATACGATTCTTCCAGATAGCTGATAATATGGTATGAGATTTAATGAATTGAACGAGAGTAATTACTTGCTCTTTGCTATAAAATTTTATAATAATCCGCAAGCAGTCACAAGGGACGATTTCGAGTCTGACTTAAAGCGGATTAGATATATCAAACGTTTATTGAAACGATATAAAAATACTGGTGAACTTAAGATTCATCTGATATTAAATCATCTTATTATATTGTTTAATGTATTTGATGATGCTGCAGTTCCTCTTCTTTTTTATAACTTAGAAGAAGATCTGTGGCCAGCTATTAAAAGTTTCCTTACTTTTTTAAATAGAATTCCAGAGTATCCTAAAACGGATATTTCTGGAATCCCTGTAGACTATGATTGTTTAAAACAACTTCAGGAAGTGTAATGAACATCGATAAAGTTATTGAAATTATTCGCAATAATAAATTAACGGAAGAGATGGTTGCTGGTGCTGATGGGTTTACAGATTCTGCTGATCCCAAGGGTCCTGTTGCTGGTTTTGATCCTGTTATGAAGGGTCCAATTCGTAGAAAACCTTGTTTGGGAAAAGGTAAAATGCCTGGGTGTAGAAAACGCTGGAGAACAGGTCAAGTTTAATGGATGATGCTGCTGGTGTAAATGCTGCCATTTTAGAAAGATTGGAAAGAGTAGTTGAATCTTTGCAGGATAATTCTGTGAAGATGGGTCAACTTCTAGCAGTCCATAATGAGAAGTTAGATAAGCAAGATAGAATTGACGCTGTACTCTTTGAGAAGGTAGATAGTGTACATCGCGAAGTAAATCGTAAAGCAGAGGAAATAAAGAAAGGTTGTGAGAGAGATATTAGATTAATTGATGATCGTCTTCGTCTTATGGAAAAGAAGATGTGGACCATTGCTGGTGCCCTGACTGTAATATCATTCTTGGTTAGCATACCAGGTCAAAAATTGATGGGAAATTTCTTGACTCCTAACCAAACACCAGTTATAATAGAACAACAGAAGTAGTCCTATTGTAATGGATCTGATTGATTCCAAGTATGTTGGATTGATTTCGTCACGCCTACAAAAATTCAAGAAGGTCAAACCAGACCTATACAACTTCCGTTGTCCTATCTGTGGAGACTCGCAGAAGAACAAGAACAAGTGTCGTGGGTATATGTATGTTATGAAGAATAACACCAACTTCAAGTGCCATAACTGTGGCGCTAGTTTGTCGTTGAATAATTTTATCAAGAAACTTGATACTACTCTTCATAAGCAGTATACACTTGAGAAGTTTAAGGAAGGTCATACTGGCAGAAACTTTACTGTTGAAGAACCTGTGTTCAACTTCAAGAAACCAGTTTTCAAAAAGAAGTTGGATTTGCCCAAAGCATCTGACAATCCTTATGCTAAAGAATACTTAGAGAAAAGAAAACTTAATCCAGAAAAGTTTTATTTCACTGACAAATTCAAGGAGTGGACAAATAGCAAAAAACAGACGTTTGACACAACATATAGGGATGAACCGCGTATCATTATACCAATGTATGATTCCGAAAAGAATCTTATTGGGTTTCAGGGTAGAAGTCTAGTTCCTAACTCTGTTAAATATATCACTGTGATGTTGAATGACCATTCTCCGAAATTATACGGACTTGATAATGTTGATGAAAAACAACCGATTTACATCGTTGAAGGACCGTTTGACTCCACGTTCGTGGAAAACGCTGTTGCTATGTGTGGGTCCGATGTTGATATTCGGTCGTTTGGTTGGGGCGATCATATTTGGGTTCTTGATAATGAACCACGTAACAGAGAAATCGTCAACCGAATTGCCAAACTCATCGATAGAGGAGAGAAGGTAGTCATCTGGGGAAACAACATTGTAGAGAAAGACATTAACGATATGGTTCTCGCTGGACATGACGTTATGTCTATGATAAAATTGAATACATATGCTGGATTAGAAGCAAAAGTTAAATTTAACACTTGGAAAAAAGTATGAGCAACGGGACAAAGGTAATTAAGAGAAATGGAAATACTGAACCTCTTGATCTGAATAAACTTCACGTAATGGTGGAGGAAGCATGTAAAGACTTGGCAGGAGTTTCTGCATCACAAGTTGAAATGCAATCTGGTATTCAATTTTATGATGGCATCACTACAGGAGAGATACAGGAGATCCTGATTCGCTCTGCAAGCGACTTGATTGATCTGGACCATCCCAACTATCAATTCGTCGCTGCTCGCTTGCTCCTGTTCGCTCTCAGGAAGCAACTTAACGGTCGTAGACACGAGACACCTTCTGTGTATGAACACACTAAACTCTGCGTGGAGAAGGGAGTCTATGATGCGGAAATTCTTGATCTCTACACCAAAGAAGAGTTTGCTAAACTCGAATCATTTATCGACCATCAACGTGATTATCTGTTTACCTATGCTGGTTTACGTCAGGTTGTGGATAAATACCTAGTGCAGGATCGTAGCACGGGTGCTCAATATGAGACACCTCAGTTCATGTATCTTTTGATTGCAGCAACAATTTTTTCTAAGTATCCAAAAGAAACCCGTTTAGATTACGTAAAGAAATACTATGAAGCAATCAGTAGACACAAAATCAACATCCCAACGCCAATCATGGCAGGAGTGCGAACGCCTCTCCGTCAGTTTGCGAGTTGTGTTCTCGTTGATGTTGATGACACCCTCGATAGTATCTTTAGCAGTGATATGGCTATTGGTAAATATGTTGCACAACGCGCAGGAATCGGTATCAACGCAGGTAGAGTCCGTGGCATCAACGCTAAAATCAGAGGTGGAGAGGTACAACACACAGGCGTGGTCCCCTTCCTTAAAAAGTTTGAATCAACTGTACGATGCTGCACTCAAAACGGCATCAGAGGTGGTTCTGCTACAGTTCACTTTCCTATCTGGCACCAAGAAATAGAGGACATTATTGTCCTAAAGAACAACAAAGGTACAGAAGACAATCGGGTACGCAAACTTGACTACTCAATCCAAATTTCAAAACTTTTCTACGAACGTTTCATTACGAATGGAGAGATTAGCCTATTCTCACCGCATGACGTACCAGGTCTCTATGATGCTTTTGGTACTGATACATTTGACGATCTCTATGTACGCTATGAATCAGATGAGTTTACTCCAAGAAAAACTGTCGGGGCACAAGATCTTTTCTTAGATATTCTAAAAGAACGAGCAGAAACTGGTCGTCTTTATATTATGAACATTGACCATTGCAATTCTCACTCATCCTTTATGGATAAGATTGAGATGAGTAACTTGTGTCAGGAGATTACTCTTCCTACTAAACCTTTACAACATATTGATGATGAAAACGGAGAAATTGCTCTCTGCATACTTAGTGCTGTTAATATCGGAAAAATTAGGGATCTGGAAGATCTTGAAATTCTTTGCGATCTTGCTGTTCGCAGTCTCGATGAACTTATTGATTTTCAAAACTACCCCATCAGAGCAGCAGAAATCGCCACAAAAGCACGCCGCTCACTTGGAATCGGTTATATCGGTTTAGCACATTATCTTGCTAAGCAGGGGCATTCATACAGCGATTCTGCTGCTTGGAAAGCAGTTCACGATCTTACTGAAGCATTCCAATATTATCTAATTTCTGCTACAGTAGATCTGGCAGAAGAAAAAGGTGCTTGTGAGTATAGTGGCCGAACTAAGTATGGTAATGGAATTCTTCCGATTGATACATATAAGAACGATGTTGATGAAATTGTTGCAAACGAATTGAACTATGATTGGGAAAGTCTTCGAACACGGATTATTACCCACGGAGTTAGGAACTCAACATTGTCTGCTCAGATGCCATCGGAGAGCAGTTCCGTTGTGTCAAACGCAACAAATGGAATTGAACCACCTAGAGGATATTTGTCCATTAAGAAAAGCAAAAAGGGACCACTCAAACAGATTGTTCCGCAATACGCGACTCTTAAAAACAATTATACCCTTTTGTGGGATATGCCTAGTAACGCTGGGTATATTAATATTGTTGCTGTAATGCAGAAGTTCTTTGATCAAGCAATCAGTGGCAATTGGAGTTATAATCCAGAGAACTATCCTGACAATGAAGTTCCAGTTTCAGTAATGGCACAAGATCTTCTAACTACATACAAATACGGTTGGAAGACTTCATACTATCAGAACACATACGACTTCAAGACTGATGAGGTAGAAGATACCAAAGAAGGTCTTGAAAGTTTAATCACTCAACTAGAAAACGCAGAGGAGGAAGACTGTGAGTCTTGTAAGATTTAAGACGAACAAAGAGGAAAGACCAATGGTCGATTCTATGACGGTATTCAACTCAGAGATAGTTGATACTAAAAAACAACCGATGTTCTTCGGTAAACCGTTAGGTATTCAGAGATACGATTCTTACAAGTATCCAATTTTTGATAAACTTACAACACAACAACTGGGTTATTTCTGGAGACCTGAAGAGGTATCCCTCCAGAAAGATCGTGCGGACTATCAGACATTACGTCCTGAGCAAAAGCATATCTTTACTTCTAATTTGAAGTATCAGATTATGTTAGATTCGGTACAAGGGCGTGGTCCTGGTATGGCATTCATTCCTTATTGCTCTCTTCCTGAATTGGAAGCGTGTATGGAAGTCTGGGGATTTATGGAGATGATTCATAGTCGTTCCTATACTCATATTATCAAGAACATCTATCCAGATCCTTCAGATGTATTTGATCATATTCTGAATGATGATCGCATCGTAGAACGTGCTATGAGTGTCACAAAAGAATATAATGAGATTATTAATGCT